GGAAACTATCAATTCTCTCACCGATTGACTGATTTTTGGTTGTATCAGGTTCGATGATATCACTTGCTGATTGTAGTGCATTAGAAGTAAATTCTCTTGCATCCGTAGACTGCCAGAGTAGAACACCAATAACAATAATAAGAACAGTTTTCATGAGAGAAGTGTGATTTAGTGATCAGGCGAAGATGAATCCATTAGTGAAATCATAGGTATTGAAGACTTTACTTTGTCCTGCCATTCCTACAAACTTATCAACATACCACTGAAAGTTTTTCTGATATACACACTCTCCGTCTATACAAAACTCAGAGCAAAGTGCATTGAGTCTACTCTTTGTTGTAACTGATTGATAACCACCATCAAAGATTGTCATAGAGTTGTCATCTATCTCAGCAATCTTGTTACCGTGGAGACGTACAACAGAGACGTTTTCTTCTTCATTGAAGTGAACTGTTGTATTAGCATTAGACCAGTTCTGATTGTTGTGAATTGCCTGACACATTTGGGTTTCGATCTTACGCATGATTTGTTTGAGTTAAGTGGTGTGGTGGGTTGCTGTCCCCTATACTATAGAGACACTTTACCCGACCCCCCTTGTTGATACCCTTTGAGTGATGAGGAAAAAAAATCGGCGTAGCGTAACTCGGAAGAACTCACATACCATTCAAGAACTCATGAAGTTCCTCATTGTATTGTTCTTCTGTTTCAAATGTGCGACCATGAATAACACACGGAAACTCTTTCTTTTGAAACATTGTTGATGTAACTTCTACATCTTGTTTGTCATAACCCATTTCGATTAGGGTGTTTACATAAGGATTGTTTGTCATAATTTGTTGATAGTACGTTGGATGGATTGATTGCGATCTTCGATGATTTGTACCATATTGCTATCTAACATTTCAATCATAAGATTTGCGCCAAGAATAGCAAAGAGTGCAAGAAAGAAGATTCTCATTTGGTTTGGAAAAGTGTGAAGATTTTAGATGAAATAGAATCAGTAAGATTTGATTCTTCATTGCCATAATCAGCATAGTCATTCATTGCTGATTCAATTGCACTCCATTCGGCATCGGTGAAAAAGTCTTGGATAGTCTTGGTTTGATTGTCTCTCATACTATAGAGACACTTTACCCGACCCCCCTTTGCATTAACTCCCGCTGCTCAGTTCGATTTCTGCTTTGAGCATCTTGCAACAGCGGTCGGCCTCAGTTACATTTTCTTCGTCCAATTCATCCCATTCAACTTCTGCATATGCACTAAATGCAGTCTCATAATTACCATCACTTAACAATGGTGCATAATATAAAACCGCATTATGAACTGGATCTAATGTATAAGTGCAACCGTTTTTTGATGATACGATGAGAACCATGATTGTTTGATGTGTGTGAATGAATTAGTTAGTAAGTTCTTGCCATTGATTATCACCGTAGAAGTCTACAATTTCTGCTTTCAGTTCTTCCTCATTTGCTGTTTCCATATCACTACGGACAACATCAAACAACAATCTTTCCATATCTTTGTAATCCATATGATCCAGAATCAACTGGGCATAATTGTCTTTGACTTTTGAAAGTTGTTCTTCGTTCATGATCATTTGTTGGTGAAGATAAGTTTTGATAAGTGACATTAATTAACCCACACATGCCATTGGAGTATATTCCTCACGAGGCATTTTGTCAAAATTAAAGTCAGTCACCTCAGCACCATTAGCAATACGAGCATGCCAATCGTACTTTGCTTCAATACCAAGAATTGTGCTGTATGATTTCATTCCATTAACACGGAAAGTGACGCGACGAATGAAACGTTTAACAACAACTTTCATTCCTTTGATGTCATCGGCCTCAGCAATGAATGCCTCAGGGAAGTAATCAACGATCGTGGCAGAATTGGTGACTTGCATTTGATTTAAGCGGTTTGAGTGGTTCCTATACTATGGAGACGCTTTAGGCGTCCCCCCCTTTGGGTCATCCTCCGTAGACTTCCTCAGCAATTGGTGTGTCACTCATGCGATCAAGATGATCCCATAAAGTATTCTTCTCACCAAACATTTCCTCAAAGAGATCAATGTTTTCGCGATCATATTGTGATTTGACTGACATGATTTCAGTCTCAATCCATGCCATCTCATTACGAAGTTTGTTCATTTTGGAACGAAGTTCACAAAGTTTTTGATTGCGTTCGATGAGAGTCATTTTAGTTTCGTTCATACTATAGGGACACTTTACACGTCCCCCCTTTGATTCAACGAAACACAGGGTTGACACCTATCACTTTTGCTGTAGGATTACGTGCCAATGCTGTTTCTTTTGCATCTTGATTGTTAACGGCCTGTACTTCTTCAGTGAACACTTTGCCACCGACGTACAACTTGACTTCGTATTTCATAATGATGGGAGTAATTTAGTGGATGAGATGATTAACAGAAACGTGAGCATGATTACCACGTCCCATGATTTTGTTCTAATGAAGAATGGCACAGAGATAGCATCACCAATGAACTGCATAATCACTCCTAATGATAGATTTACATGGAGAATGATGAAATATGCAGTGACCACAAGAAATGATCCTATGACTCTACCAACGGTGTCAATTTTCATAAAGTTCATCGAACATAAAGATAACCTCCCGCCCAATCTGCATTCTCAAACAACCATTCACGTTGCTCAATCAATCGAAGATCAAAACGAACACCTTTTGCAGGTGATTTGTATGATGCTGCCTTGTAAACTTCACCAGTCTTCTTGTCAATGAAGGCATGAACTGATTCAGTCTCACCATTGACACATTGCATCAGTTTGTGATACTTACGACCAGAGATTAGTGCATAAGAATAGTTACGACCAGTTGGATGCTGTCTCTGATAGTTTTGCTGGAGAGCATCACACAGCATCAAAGAATACTTAGTGATGTTGAGTTGGTTGGTATTCCGTGCATCTTGCGTAGCAACGAAGTCAGTAAAGGTTTCAGTTGCCATGGTTTCAGTGTTGTTCATACTATAAGAACGCTTTAAGCGACCCCCCTTTGTGCCATCAGTCCAGAGTTAAAGTTTGCATAAGAGAATACCTCACGATTGACTAACTTGAACATACCAAACTCATTAGACTTGACATAGCCCTCACCTTGACATTGCTTGCCATTGATGTATGCTTCAGGTCCGTTGTTTCGCATCAAGAACAACATATCATCCTTGATTGACTTGACCAATGACCACAAACGCAGAACATTCACGTCAATTTGATTTGCAAATGCGAGTGCATCTTGAGTCAATTCATCAATAACAAGACCAGCACGAATGACTGAATTAAGTTGTTGCTGAATCTGTTGCGATTGCTTAGGAGTGACAAACTCACAAAGTGTAGACATTTGACGGGCAAATGCAACAATCTCATCAAAGTCTTCATCAATTTGCCAACAATCAGGTTTGACAAACTTACACAACTCAGTATCATCAAACGTTGGAAAAACATCACCATCACTTACAACAAACGCATCCTTAAGTTCACCTGTGCTTGTTGCATAAAATGTATGTGGTGCAATGATGATGTCTTGAGTGATTATTTCATCAAAGATGTAAGTAATCGTATTGGGGCAAAAAGTATCATCATCACCAAACCCAATAAAATCACCTTGAACAATCCCGTAGAAATTAGGAAGACAATCAAAGCAATGGTGTAATATATTAGCAACATTGCCAGAATGATTCCGATCGATGTCACTATGACTTTCGTTAATCTTGATAAGTTTCTTATTAAAGACCGATTTTGTACCAACAAAGAATTTACCCGTCGCCGGATTCGTGCCCCATACAATCGCGGGAGCGCCATCGATCTTCGCAGATACTTTACCATTAGAAAGGAACCAATCAAGGACAGAAAGATCACCCGTCAGAATGGAATCTTCAGGGTGTTGGAGATGTGTGTTCTTCATACTATTGAAACGCTTTAGACGACCCCCCTTCATAATTCAAACCCAATTCTCCATAAACTCTTCAAGTGTGTAACCTTCACCAGTTGATGTTTCTTCAATCAACTGTTCTAACGTATATTCTTGAAGCTCTTCACGATATTCTTCTGTTGTAGGATCATTTTCAGGATCAAAATCATCATGGCAAAGATAGTCCCACTCTGCACATAATGCGTTGATAATATCTGCTCTTGTATAATTCATCGACGAATCTCACTGATAGCGGGTTGACCTTGATTGAATACAACATCAACAACTGCCTGAACTTTCTTGGCAGTGCTGATACCAACTCTGTCATAAGTTGGGATGCAGACTAAACCAAATGTCTTCTCAGTGCTACCCAGACGGATCACACGACCGATAGACTGACTGATACCAATGTAGTCCATGTTCCGCATAAAGATGACAGCCTCAAGTCCA